CCTACTACTCTGAACTTACCAAAATCATGGTATGAAAAATCTATATTGTGTAAGAATGAATACCTACGACATAAATTTGCCCAATGCGATGATGATCTCCTCTCTATAGTATTACTCTTCTGTAAATCATGATTCCCTGATATACCATATATGTTGAATTCTTCACACCTATTTAATTCTTCGAACTGTTCAATTATAATTTCATCCAGTGAAGTACTTATAAATTCTGGACGGTGCATAAAATCCCCGCAAAAGAATGCTGGACATTTATACTTAATACATAAGTCTTTAATCAAATAGAGGACCCTTATATGATTCAGGGTCCTCTTGTTATCTTCATTGAACTTAGAATATTCTCCTAAGTGCAAGTCAGAAAATGCTATTCCTATTACCTTCATAACCGAAGAAACTTCCTAATTAAGTATTCTCTCTTTTCGTGATTCATCTCATCAAGTATGAGAACTTTTACCTTATAACCCATTATATCCATCACTCCAGTATCTGGAACTCCATTACAAAGTTGATATACTTTTGAATCTGGTGTATATCCCCATACTTTTAATAAACCATACATTATTTGGGATACTTGGTATTGATAGTACTTTGATAATACTCTTTTACCGTTGTTCTCGGTTACCCACTCATTAAAGAATTTCTCTGAAAATGGTATGAATATCAAATGTGTACACTGTTTACCAAGTAACATTCTACATAAGTTGATAGCATGATCTAGATCACATTCTTCAATTCTATGGGATAACTTATTAATGAAATATGCTGCAGAATCAAAGTATGATCTATCTGTTACAAAGTTATCTTCCATTCGGAAAGCTTTGTTACGTAGATTCAATACTTGCATATCTTGCATAAATACTGTTTTTGCATCTTGCTGTATCATATCAGCATGTGGCATATCTTTTGTTTCTGGTACTAAATCTGAATATGACCCAGATATGAATGGTATATTCAATAATTCTGCTATTTCCTTAGCTATAGTAGTTTTCCCTACTCCAGAAACACCGGTGAACATAATTTGATACTTACCGTGATACATAAGTCTGTAGTTTTTTGAAAGGTTCTAAAAAATCTGGTATCTTGAAAGATCTTAGGTTAAACTTATCTAATACCATGAATAACCTGTCTTTCCTTATATTATTAGTACATCCTTTTACCCAAGGGATTATCTTTATTGGATACAGATTCAAAGCAGATCTCAAGTCTATCAGAGACTTATTCTTTTTGTATAGTTCTTCTAATTGATCTCTTTCTATACCTTTGAATTCTGCTCCCCTTGTATCAATAAAATCTGCTATACTACCAAACTGATCCAGGAATGATCTAGTCTTTACTTCTCCCATACCATAATAACCTGGTATGTCATCTGACTTATCACCGTTGAGTATAAGGTAGTCAACACATTCTTCTGCTGAATATCCCATTATCTCCCTACATGTTTGATGATGTATAAGAGTCTCCTTGCTTGGGTTGAATATCTTTACCTTCTTATCTAACAATTGACAGAAGTCTTTGTCAGAAGATATTATCAGTGATTTTCCTTTATGGTTTATTACCAACCAAGCAATGTAATCATCTGATTCATGTCCCAATCCCTTATTGTCTATGATCATTTGAACTCCCAGTAATCTCAATATCCTTCTCAACAAAGATAATTGTTTATTGAAGTCTTCATAATCCATACTTACCTTACTTCTATGAGCTTTATAACCCTCCAATAAGTCATTACGGAAGTTTGATGATTTACTCTTATGTGTATCAAATGTAATTACCACATGACTTGGCTTAAACCTTACCAGATATGAACCAAATATTCTTAAGAACCCATATACTAATCCTGTTCCAGCTCCATTATTAGCTTTAAGATTCTTAAACTTATGGTATGAACGGTGAGCAAGGTTACTACCGTCCACTACCATAAGCATTCTTGGCTTTCTACCCCTCGTCTGGGATGATTTCATCTTCTTCTGTATCATCTGATTCTATTTGAGATTCATAGTCTAAATCTTCATCAACAGGGAACATGTTTCGTGTAATCTTCTTTAGTTTACGCTTAGTTGTTCCTATAGTATTTATTCCTGCTGCCCTGAGTAATTTTTTCCTAAGATCTCCATCTTCTTCTATCAACCTATGGAAAGCATCTTCACCACGGCATAGTTTATTACCCTCGAACACGTATGTACCTCCACCAAGCTTTTCAATTACACCAGCATCTTCTAAAGATTCTTCTAACCAGAAGTATCTATCGAATCCAATCTCATGATACTTTGGGTTGAAATATATCGGGGCTTTAGATATGGTTTCTCTTGGGGGAGATACCTTGTTCTTTTTCATCTGAATAGTTACATACTTACCTGCCCGTCTTTCCTTACCTTTATACTTAATCTTTAGAGTCTTACCTGAAAAGAAAGCCAACCTGATTGAAGCATAAAACTTAAGAGCAGCACCTCCGGGAGTTGTGTTAGTATCTTGACCAAATCCTGCTCCCAGTTTACTACGCAATTGATTGATACACACCATAGTTACACCTAAGCGATAGAATAATTCATTCCTTATTCTGAACATCTTATATATCTGCTTAGCTCGGTTACCCATCTCGGCTTTACCATCTGCCATCTTTGCATCTATGGCTTCTATTGAATCAAGAGCAGCTATTGAATCTATCACAACTATGATAGGTTCATTATTCACTAACTTTGATCTCCAATATATTGCTAAGTCTGCTATTGCATCAGATATTGTTTCTATACGGGTATCATTTAATACTGTTACTCTTTCTGGATCCAATCCATTCTCTTCTGCCCATGAATTCATCCATGCTTGTTCTGCATCTACCCATATTACATGACCACCCAGTTGTTGAGTAGCATAAGCAAAGTTATATGCTATCAGTGATTTTCCAGATGATTCCTCACCCATTATTTCAATTATCTTACCGAATGGTACACCACCACCCATTTGATAATTGAGAGCAAAGAAAGTAGATGGAATCCATAATCCATGATGATTTATGGTACTAGCTTTAAATTGTAAAGATGACCCATACTTCTTGAGTATCTCATTTTGTGTTGGTACCTTAAATTTCCTGCCTCCTGATTTCTTGGGAGCTTTTGCCTTTCTTGCCATACTTATTTGATATTAGATGAAAAGAGTGGGGTATAATTTATACCCCACTCCCTGTTTAGGTATATATCTAGAAATTTTAGATATCACCCTTATATTTCTTTCCGTTTTTCTTCTTTTTATCTGCTAGCTTGCTCTTAGAAGATTTTACGGGTGCATCACCTTCATCCTCATCATCACCTCCTTCATTAAGGAAAGATGCCAACTTCTCTTCCAATTGATCATAGGGAAGGATACTTGCTCTTACTGCCTTCTCAAGATCTACATCCTCTCTGTATTTTTTATCAAGCTTTGTTTTCTGGCATGGAGATACAGAATAGCTGGTATCCATCTTACCTGATCCAGTTCTAGTAATCTTGATATCATACCCCTCAATTGGATCGGTCATATCACCCCAATCCTCCTCATCAAGGTATAAATCTATGATATCCTGATATACCGAACGTGGTACCATCATGGGTTTATCAATCTTATCAGGATCTACCTCTTTTCCCTTAGTATCTTTATAAGCTATGACCCCTAAGATATACCTTCTTCTGGGTACTAACTTAGATGCAAGTGCCTTATCATCAGGATCATCTGAATTCTTAAGCTCCTGGAATTTCTCCATGAAAGGACATGGCTCATCAAATGTTGCCGGGGATATGATACCACCATCCTTTGGACCAAGATAGAATTGAACAACTTCTATACCAAGTTCCTCATCTGCACCACGGGATTTAATACGTACTCGTATTGTTCCTTCTTTGGGATATATCATCCCTCCACCACCGCCTCGCTTTTCTAAATCCTTCTTTCTAGCGAGCATTTTCTCTCGAGTAGTCATTACACTACTTGAACTCTTTTTAGTTTTCTCTTTCATAGCTTTATTTATTGGTTTCAATATAAAGTATCTCATTCAGAGATAATATAGTTGTTACCTGATCAGGAAGGTCTAGTACATCTAATTCTTTACCTGCATATAGACCATAAGTTACTACTGCACCAACCTGAAGACCTGGATAATCTACTTCCTGTTCTTTGGTAATATACCCAACTTGAATTACTACCCCTTTACGTGGTACAGTATCCTTATCATGATCCTGTGGGATATAAAGACCACTCTGAGTTTTAGTCTCTGATGTTACCTTCGGGGATACAATTAATACCCTCCCACCTGTTGGTGTTCCTACACCTTTCAGTTTTTCGTTTAACCATTTTGCTTCTTCTACTGAAAGAAGGTTTAATTCTACTTTTGACATAGTTACTGTTGTTTACGTAAGTTAGCTGATACAGTTCTCAATATGTTTTCTCTTGACTCGTATGCACGACATATTCCAATGAACTTATTTGCATTGTATTCTGCCTTCATATACCTTTTCAAAGCTCCTTGATAGGCTTTATTATTTTCTGCCTTATGTGAAGCTGCCTCATTATTTACATTACCTGACTCCTTATAATAAAGCCATGCCTTGCTATATGCTTGATCTTTGGCTTTTTCAAGCTTATCCCTTTTATAGATAAGCCTATCCCTAACCATTACAAGTAAAGCATAATTAGAAGGGCTCTTTCTTAAAGACTGATTAACCAAGTTCTCATCAATCATGAGCTCCTGATCTAAATCAATCTCATAGGTCTTCCCTTGAAAAAGTATCTTCAAGGTATTTTTCTTAATCTGGGATAACCGTACTACCTTTTGACTTTTTTCCATATAACACCTCTTTCGTTGAAGTATTTATACATGGTCATAATACTTATTTTGTATTTGGCCTTTATCTGTATGTTACTCATACCACTTTCATAATCTTCTATCATACTATTTATAGACTCATCATTTAACTTTTGGCTTGGTATATTAAATCTACCATCATCTATACATTGTTTAGTATTTTCTTTATGAGTACACCAGTATAAGTTTTCTACTGTATTGTTTTCCCTATTATTGTCTTTATGACCTACACATGGCTTATTATCTGGGTTAGGTATATAAGTTTCAGCTACTAACCTATGTATGTTAAATGTATACTTAACCCCATCGTTATTTCTTAAGCTTACTATAATGTAACCATTATTCTTCTTTCTCTTAGCCATTTTCCTCCAAGTAACTTTGTCTTTATACTTGGAGTATACATCACCACTTCTTGTAACATGATAACAATCAAAGTATGGTATATTACCTTTCATATATCCTTTTCTCAAATTCCATTTTATTCCTAGCTATCTCTTCTGGATACAACTTAGGGTAATCTTCTATTTCAATACCTCTGTACTTACGATGTTCTTCTAAGTACTCATCTGGATTAAAATCTGGTTTAAGCATTTTCCTATAATCATAACCGGGTATAAATGGTAATTCCTCTGCCATTGAACGTCCTATAACAAAATCCATGCTCATATTGACGTCGTCTATCTGAAAGTTAAAATATTCTTTTGTATTAGGGTTACGACAAGTTTCCCATATTTCATGTACTACCCATGTATTTATATATTCTGGCCTCACCAAATAGTAGGTAGCATCGTGAACATTACAAGTCTCTTGCATAAATGGCAACTTACCTTGTCTCATTTTCCAATAGTTTAATACTGAAGCAAATAAGTTCATATCAGATGCTGCTGATTGACATGGCATATTAACAGATAATCGTACTGCGTATGCTACTTCTGCACTATTCTCTGAATATATCTGAGGTAATCTTCTCTTTCGTCCAAATAATGTTTTTATATACCCTTGCTTAACTAATATCTTCTCTTGTCTCTCCATGAACTTCTTGATCTTAGGATGTTCATGGAAGAATTCATTCAATTGTTGTTGAGCCTCCTCTGGTGTAACTATTAATCCAGCTTTTGGATCTGATAGCTTAACTGATAGTAGCTTTGCTTGAATACCATATATAATACCGAAGCAAATCTGTTTTGCCTGCTTTCTTCTGTTCTTCCAAAGCTTGTAATCTGGATGCTGTTCATCACTGTATATTTTATCGGCATCTTCATACGGTATACCATATTTCTTTGCTGCAATAGCAAGGTGAGGATCTTGACCATTTGCAAATGCTTCTAGATATGTTTCATCTCCTGATAGATGAGCCATTATTCTTAACTCTGCCTGAGAATAGTCAAGGGCCATGTACAATTTACCATCTGGGGCTACTAATTGCTTCTTTATATTTGGGTCTACTGAAGTCT